TCACATCGCCATTACCCGATACGGATTGAGCAGCCGTTCATAGGTCGCGTTGCCGAAATACGGCTTCTCGGACTGGCGCTCGCGGTTGGCGTACAGGTCGCCCACTTGCAGCAGGATTGCAGCCTGTACCGGCGTCGGAATGTCGGCCAGCAAGTCAGCAATCGGCATGTTCAGGTAGTCGGCAGCGGCCACGGTCGAGGCGTCGATCATGGATTGGATCAGCAGGTCTTCGTCGGTGCCATCCACACGAAGATGCAGCTTTGCGTCGGTGAGGGTAATCATTGCGGGTTCTCCGTGGTGCAAATAAGGTCGAGATAGTTTGATCGCCGGTTAGGCAGTACGGCCTGAATGCTGTAGACGGTCGTGCCGTGCGTCACGCGCATGGACGCCTTCACGTTGCGCCCAGGGCGGCGGCGGATACGGATGCTGGTCTTTACCTGCGACACTTGCGCATCGGCCCGGATGGTTTCCAGCCCCGACAGGTGCGCAATATCGGCCCAGGCATCGAGGTAGTGCTGCCACTGGCTGACAGGCTGCCCAATGGGGTCTACACCTTCGACAAGCTGTTCTATCGTGATCCGTTCGGTTAGATGGCCTGCTTGCATGTCATTCCTCTTGAAGGGTCGCGTTTCAAACGCGCACCCACATGGATTTGAAATCTGACCCTTGGTAGTAGTTGGCGGCCACCAGCGCTAGGAAACCTGCCAGCGCACGGCATGGCAAGAAATGGAGCACGCTGCGCCGCCTGTCGGGGTTTTGCTGATTCGTGGCACTCGCCGACTAATCCACGTCTGGAAATCTCGCGTAACGCGAACCGTCCAGCCCGGCCAAGCCCCCTGCGGGGATTACACAAAACTAAATTCATACGCATCGAAGTGCGCCTCCGTCTCGCCGGTGGACACGCCAAAAGCCATGGCCAGCGCTTGCATGCCATCGATGCGGCCTGTCTGGCGGCTCTTGTCCAATTTGCGATTGCCTGCCGGGTCTTTCGTCGTCGTGGCGTTGGCCGCGCACATGGACAGTACCGGGTGATTGCCGTGGGCAATGCGCCCATTGAGCAGTTCCGCTTCTAAGGTGTCCAGCGCCGGTGACATATCCTTGTAGCCCTGGCCATGAGGAACCAGCGGCAGGGACACGCCCAGGCGTTCGAACTCGCGGATCAGAACGTCGATGCGCCAGCGGTCAAAAGCGATAAGCTGGATATCCACGTCCGACAGGATCGCGGCAATGTCGGCGGCGACATGCTCATAATCGACGGTAGCCCCCGGAGTCGTGCGCAAATAGCCTTGCCGTACCCACAGGTCATACGGTGCCCGGTCGCGCCGTGCGCGTTCCACCAAGCCTTGCTCTGGCGTCCAGAAGTGCGGTTGAACCTGCCAGATGCCATCTACCTTGCCGATCAGCACCAGGGCGGTCAGGTCGGTGCGGGCGGACAAATCGAGGCCAGCCCACATTTGCCCACCCTCAAATTGAGGTTGCACCCCGCAAGCCTTCCACACATCCGGCGACACGAATGGCGATTCCGTCGATACCCGCTGATTGAGCAGCAGATTCCTTGCGCTGTTCTCCATCGACGGCATGCGCTGCGCCTGCTTCATCTGTTCGGCAAGGTCTTCATAGGAACGAAACAGGCCCAATGCCGGGTTGGCTGCTTTCCAGGCGGCTTCGTCCATCAATTCACAGTCGGCAGGTGCTTCGTAGACATGGGACACGATCTTCGGGTCGCCGCTGGTCTTGGCGTCGTCCAGCCACACTGAGAGCAGGTCGGCATCGCTTGCGGCCTGCGTCGATATGACGATCAGCAGCGGTGATTCGTGCGCCCCTTGACTGGTCACGATGGCGTCCACGAAGTCAGACTGAGGCCCGCGTATCTGGCCCACTTCGTCGAGGATGGCCAGCACAGGGGAAAGCCCGTGCGCGGTCTTGCCGTCAGCTGCCAGCGCTTTGTATTCGGTGTTCATCGGCAAGCCCAGCAGCCTTTTACCGGACGGGACAATGCGAACTATCGAGGAAAGCTTCGGGGAAAGCTGTACCATCTTGGACGCCAGATTGAACACCAGCGCGGCCTGATCGCGGCTCATGGCCCCCGATACCAATTGGCTGTTCAGCTTGGCTTCCGGGCCGACAAGGTGCGCCAGCAGCAGGCCAGCAATCAGGCCGCTCTTGCCGTTCTTGCGGGAAACTGAGCAGTAGGCCCGCCGCGTACCGGCAGGGTTGTCGTACACGTCGCGGATGAAGCACTTTTGAAAGTCGGCCAGCACCAGCGGCTGCCCCACATGAGCGCCGTCAGGCGTCACGCAGTAGCGCTCGATAAACTGGATGACTTTCTCGGCGCGTGTCATTTCACGGCCCGCAAGGTCGGGATCAGGTCGTCATCTTCGGCGGCAGGCTCCTGTATGCCCAGGGTCTTGCCGTTATCCCTTGCGCGGCCCAATGTGGCCTCAGCATGAACGTGCAAGATGCGCGACAGGGACGCTACACGCTTGGTCAGCGTCTCCACCATCTGCGCAGCCGGGTTGATCTTGCCCTCGACAATGTAGCCCTCGGCGTCCACCAGCTTTTGCAGCGCCTCAATGTCGGCCTGCGTGCGGGCAAGGTTCGCAGCGGTGATCAGGTCGCCTTCATTCCACGTATGACGCGCCCTGGCCTTCGTAATCGCGTCCCAGAAGGGTTTGTCGCCGGGACGTAGGGTCACACATGCGGGCGGCTGTAGCGGCCCCATAGCGGCGTTTTGGGCGGCCTGTACGGCAGCTTTGGCGCTATCGGAGCGCGGGCGGCGTTCGGATACCTTGATAGTCATTTTCTATCAACCTCCGTATCTTGATTGTAGGACTTAGGATTAAACAGAGAGGAACCGGGCGGTCTGTCCCCATTTCTTCCTAGCGATTTTTCCTTGTTCCACGGATGCGCCGGGTCAAGCGGCATGCCGTTCACATCGCAGCCCCATGAGACAGCCTTGCCGTGGTCGGCGGCGGTCTTCTTCGAGTGACACTCATGGCACAGGCTTTGCAGGTTCTCGCGCCTGTTATCCGATGGATCGCCGCTGATATGGTCCACGTCCGTTGCCGACACAATCCAGCCTTGCGCGGAGCAGTACCGGCACAGCGGTTCTTCATTGATGACGGTTGCCCGCAGGTTCTGCCACTGCGCAGAGTTCAGCGGGATCGTGCGCCGTGGATCGGCATCGCGCCCGGTGCGGTTGGCCTTGGGCGGCGGCAGCATGGCCCGCAGGTATTTATTGTTCGGGTCGATCATTGTCGATCCCCTCAATGGCCGGCAGGTTCTCAAGGCGGCGCGCCTCAGACGGCAGCAGCCAGCCCGCCTCGATGCCAGACTTATAGAAGTCGGCGCGGTTCTTCGCATCGCCACGCAGCAGCCCTTCAACCGAGTGTTCAGGCTTGTACTTGGCGCGGCCCGCCGTGGTGAGCAGTTGTTTACTGATGGCTTGCTCCCACATCAGCAGGTGCCGGCGCAGCGTGAGCGTAACGAACATGCGCGTCATCTCGACCGAGTTGGAGAAGTTGCCATGCGTGAGGTCGCCAATGATGGTCGGCGGCACACGAAAGAGGCGCGCCACTTCCTCAACACTGAACTTGCGTGCTGCAATCCATTCCGCATCTTCAAGCGTCATGCTCACGGTCTGGTACTCGACGCCCTGGTCAAGAATGGCGGTCTTGCCTGCGTTCGCCCCGCCCGAGTGCTGGCTGTCCCATGAGGTCTTGAGCGCGGCCTTCTGTTCGGCCTTGAGCAGTTGCGGAAACTTCAGTATCCCCGACAGCCTGGCCCCGTTCGTAAACGTGGCGTTGCCGTGGTTTCGCTCACTGATGGATAGCTCGATCGTCTCCCGACTCGCGGTGATCGGAGACACGCCAAGCAGGACTTCATCGCCCGCCCGGTGCTTCAGATGGAATACTTCATCGGCCAGCAGCTTCTCTACCTTGCCGGCATGGTCGGTGTATTCGTAGATGACGCTGTTGGTCGTGCGGTACAGGCTCACGCGGTCGGGGTGTATCGGGGTGAGGCTCCTAACCTGCCCGTCCCATCCGCGCTCGATCTTGGCAAAGGCATTGCCGCGCACCAGCACGCTTGCAGTCATCCACTCACGAAACTCCAAAGCGGTTTGGTGCTGGTTGCTGATATCGTGGAGTACCGTATACAAGGGGTGCTTGACCGCTTTGGTGCGTTCCTGGCCGCGCTCGTACAGGTGCAAGGGAAGGCTTGCAATCGTCTCACTGATGGCCGATACGCAAGCGTAGACGGCACTGACAGACTGCGCGGTCGTGGCGTTCACAGGGCCGGTGCGGATCGCGCCGAAGTTCTCCCAGTAGGGATCGCCATTGACGCGTTTCTCGTAGCCGAAGTGGGAGAGAATCTTGCTCAGCATGTTTGCACCCACAGCCCGCGCCAGTCGCTGCGCTCAATGACACTTGGCATGCTGCGAAGCGCTACAGTCGTGTCCTGATAGGCCGGATCGCCGGTGACGGTGATTTCCGACAGTTCCACGTCCAGCAGTTCACGCAGCCATTCGCCGCCGCTGCGTTCCGTCCAGACGTCGCCGCCTTCACGCACGCGAAAGCCGAAGGACATTCCCGCTACGTCTCCACGCTCCACCAGAACCGCCAGATCGCGGCCATAGCTCGTATCCGGGATCGAAAGCGAGAAAGCAAGCCCATGATGGTCTTCCTTCAAGGTGAGAGTGCCGGAGCGCGTCGAGGCGAGTAGTTCGCTGTCGCGGTGGTGGTACAGCGCCCGCACGTTGTTCCCGGCAGCGAGGCTTTTTGTGAAAGCCCCGGCCCGGATGACTTCGTAAAAGCCCGGCAGGTGAGTCTCGGCATTGAAGACCGCCGCATACCCTTCCAGGCGGCCAGCAGCGGCGCGTACAGCGCCACTGGTTCGGATTTCCAGATCAGCCATACGCGCCACCTTCTTACAGAGTCACATCGTCGGCAACCACGAAGGCTTTCGGGTGCCGTACCGCTGCGTCAACCGTGGACATGGCCCGCACCAGGACATTGCCCTTGTTGTAGGCAGTCTCAGCAAACGGGTTGACCAGGATATCGACTTCCGACCAGATGCCCAGCAGTACCTGCGTCCAGTCGCCCAGGATGATGCGGCCCGTATTCGGCACGCCGGTCTTTTCCGGGACTTGGTTGGTGCTGTAGACGGCGCGGTCAGCCATCGAGCCGCCTTCCAGCAGGTATTGACTGCCGGCGGTGGTGCTCTTGAGCGTCGAGGCCAGCTTGGTCTTGACCTTCGGGCTGGTCAGCCAGCTTGTAACGGGTGCGTTCGCCAGTTCGGCCAGTTCGATCATTTCCAGCACGGCAGCCCAATTGAGCGTTGCCAGCGAGGCGGTCTGAATGCCGACCGTGGACAGAACGCCCTTCGGTTCGTTGGTGCCCCCGCCCAGGATCAGGGCCGAATCGATGGCTTGAGCCAGCATGGCCGACAGATCAGCGCGAACCAGTTGTTCAATGTCAGGGGAGCTTTGCTGGATAAGCTGACGGCTCATTTCCGTCAGGCCGCCCGCGTGCTTGGGCGCCAGGGTGACGCTATCGAAGGTCATGTCCGAAGGGGTCAGCGCGGTATTCTCGGCCACCCATCCGACAGTAGTCCCGGTGCCGTGTTTGGGGATAGACAGATTGCCCGTCAGGCCCGACAGGACACGCACGCCCAGGCGGCGCGCCAGCAGGGAATTGCGGAACGGTTCAATGTACTGGTCGGGACGGTGGATCGTCGGGACAATCTCGCCCGCCGTGGTGGTGGTCGTGACGCGCTGTTCGATGGCCGACAGGGGCACGAATGCGCCTTGAGCCTTGCGCCCTGTACGGCGTTCAGTTTCGGCCGTGTACTCGGCAGCAGCGCCAGAGACAGCACGGCCTTCCATCTGCGCCCGGATCACGTCCAGCACACTGACGCGCTGTTCAAGCTGGGAGAAGGACTTGTCGCCCACAGGCTCGCCCACTGCGCGGCGCTCCATGTCGTCAATGAATTGCTGGCGCTGTTCCTGGCCTTCAAGGTCGGTGACTTCGGCTTTCAGCTTGTCGAAGGCGGTTTTCTCGCCGTCGTTCAGGCTGCGCTTTTCGGTGTCGGCTTTGGCCAGCATGGCGCGCATTTCGGCTACCTTGCCTGCGCGGGATTCGCGGATTTCGGAGAGTGTCATGTTTGGATATCCATAGAAGTTTGCAATTGCAGTTCTATAAATACCGCGTATGTCTTAATGGAAAGTTGTTTTCACGCCCTGTCCAAGATTCGGACTAGTCCGAGATTCGGACATGTGTCGTTTTGACACTAGTGTCATGTTGGCATCAGATGAATCGGTCAACGTTGACCAATTAGCCAGCGGTGTCCTCGCGCACGCGGGAGAACCTAGCGTTCCCGCCGGGAACTCTAAGCCGACAGCGCGGTGTCCTCGCGCACGCGGGAGAACCGAGTGGAATCCGATTCCACGCCTCTTTCACGCCTCTTTCACGCGTCAGCCGTTGACAGATAGCGCCGCCACTGGAACGTTTCAGTAACGTTTCCTTGGGGTGTCCAATGGTGCAACGTTGCACCATTGTTCCCTTTCCCATTACAAGAGCCGGTACAGGCTGGCTTGCTTGCCTGCGCCACGCTTGACCAGTTCAATGACGCCATCGGCCACCAGTGCCCGCAGCAGGCATGCGGCGTCGGTGAAATGGATGCTGAGCAATTCGCCAGCAGTGCGAGCGCCAATGTAAAACGGCTCAGAACCAGCATGCTTTTGAAGGCGGCGGCAGATTCGGACAAGGCGCATGGCAGCCGGCCCATAATCCGGCAGGCCGTCGGGCAGGGCATCATCGTCTACGCCATCGAGCAAGTCATTCAGGACAGCGCCATGCGGGCTGCGCACAGCTTCCCAGCCGCGCATGAAGTCGCCCCACGAAACATCAAAGTCAGCCGTTCCGATGGTCGGCAGCGCCAGCCGGTGCCAGTCCCGAATAATCGCCCGCAGTTGATCGCGGGTTGCGTCAGGCACGGTGCCCTTCAAATACCGCGCCAGGGCAAACAGGTTTTTATTGCGGCCGCCCGTGGTTTTCGGGATGAATTCCCGCAGGTTTGCAGTACCTACACAAGAGACACAAGGAATGACATGTGTATCTTGTGATTCCTGAGTTTCTTGTGATTCTTGTGTCTCTTGTGTAGGTGCTGGCCTCAAAAAACCGGAAAGGTCGTCCAGCGCATGCAAATTCCCGAAGGCTCCGGCATCGATGACGGCCCCCGTGACGGACATATAGCGGCCAGTCTGGTACACCTCAATGCTCAAGTCCTCGTACTGGCCCACCTTGCGCGCCAGCGTGCCCGAGTACAGCCCCCATCCATGGAGGCCATTCCCGGACGGGCTGGTTTCTATGTACCGACATCCGACGCCGCGCAACAAGTCAATTGCCTGTTGGCTGGTATTGCCGTCGATATCGACCACTGCCAAGCCATCGGCAGCGGTCAGCGCGAAGCCCACGCCAGCATCGCGTACAGGCTCGTAGGCGGCCCGCACAGCGCCGAAGGTATCCCAGGTATCAGGGTTGGTGCTGGACGCCTTGATCGTCGGCATACCGGCCCTGTAGGGAACCTTGCGGCTACGCTCATGCCGCCACAGCAGCCAGCGCGGGCGGTCGGTCAATTCGACCGGGATATGATCGAAGCGGATCATGGCTGGCCCCGCAGCAAAAAATAACGCTTGACGCGGGTGGTCTTGCCAAAGCGTGTCGGGACGACTTCGGTCTGTCCGAAGATGTTATGCCCGTCCTTGCGCAGTTCGGCAATGGTGCTATGGAGACAGTGATCGCCGTAGACTTCGGCTTCAAAGCGATTGAGCGAGCGCTTGCGCAGCACGCCCAGGATGGCGGCTTTCTTGGTGATATTCATGCCAGCCCCCTTACTTGCGGCTGGCTTCGATCTTGGCCTGAATCCAGGCTTCGACCTCAGCAGCGATCCAGCGCTTGGTACGCACGCCTACGGAAATAGGACGGGGGAAGTCGTCCTCGTTCATTTTGGTGTAGACGGTCTGCGTGCTGCGAAAGCCGGTCTGACGCTTCACAGCATTGATATCTAAAAGTATGGTCTGGGTCATCATTAAGCCTTTTTGTGATTAATTGGAAATCAGGCTTAATGATGGTTTTTCAGCGGCTTTGCTTAAATCTAATTATTTATTCTGAAAACAAGAAACTATTTTTATAAAGCCCTTTTTTATATACCCATGTAGGTACGTCGATCTTCTTTTCTACCGCATTGCGAATTGAGTAATAATCAGCACGCGCCGTCTCGTAGGAAACATAGTATTCGTCGGCAAACTCTTGAATCACATCAGTGATATTGCGTTCAGGTTTGTTAACGCGAAACCACTCTACATGAAAATAAATCCGAATCGCTCGATCGCCACGGCGGCTATATTTTGTCTCCCACTTTGTCCACGGAAGATGAAAGGCGTCTTCCCATTCGCCGCCCATAACGACAGGGTAAATTCGATACGCAAGGCGTTTCAGGAGCCAATCAGGCGGGGTTCTCCCGGCGAAGACTTCCCGGCAAAAATAACCGAGTTGCCGTAGCTGAATCTCGTCTACGCCGTCATCGAGCGGCCCCGGTTCATTTTCAAAGAAGCCCTCATAATCAAACGACATCGGATCTCCGTATCGCTCAATATGGTCGTCTTGCATCGTGCTGTCCTCACACAGTCCAGATCAATAAGGTGCCAGCACCAGACCGCTGGGCTTGCGCCTTTTCCCGCCGTCGCGGTAGGTGCTGGCGTAAAGGGTTAGGCGGCCTCTTTGGGCTGCGAATTGTTGATTGCCTCTGCCAACTGCCGCACTTGGAAAGCCATATCAGCAATTCCGGCTAAAGCGTATTCGTGATACGAACCATCAAGGCTATCAATACCGGAAGCGCATAAGGTTGTGAGCGCGTCCAGCTGATTAGCCTTTTGACGCAGCAATTCGAAGGCGTCGTGCTGCTCTTCCAGAATCGTGACAGTCGGGACGGTTATTGTTCTGATAGTCATGGTCACGCCCCCTTTATTGCAATGCGGTGTGTGCTCTCAAAATCACCTAAATTTGTAGCCAGTTCTTCGGCCATATCAAACAAGGTTGAAATTAGACACCGAGTAGGTACTGCACTATCCGCCGCGTCATCAGGCAACGCGGCATAAAGAGTTTGAAGAACGTTGCTGATAGCCCATGCTTTCCGCTCCAGGTCCGCCATGGAAACACGGACATCTATAGTAAGATTTTCGTTAGCCATCGTTATTACTCCTAGTCAGTGAATGATGGTCAGGGTCGTTCGGTACTGATACTACCGTTCGGCCCGTCTTTGCCTGAATCCGTCAGGCGGCGGTACTGCGAATCGGTGTCACGTTGTCCTTGCCATCTGCCAGCTTATCCAGATAGTCGGCCCATTTCTGCATCATATCGATGCGCTCCTTGATAAACTTGGTGCGGTTGTAGGCCCGCCCGTTGGCATCCTTGACGGCATGCCCAAGCTGCAATTCGACGTACTTGGGATCAATATGCAACTGTTCCTCGATGGCGGTACGCGCCATCGCCCGGAAACCATGCCCGCTCATTTCGTCCTTGCCGTAGCCCATGCGCCGCAGCGCCGACAGGACGCCGTTATCTGACATGGGACGCTTGGACGTGCGCGGCGAGGGAAACACATAGCGCCCGGTGCCGGTGATTTTGTGCAAGTCTTTCAGGATGGCCGCTGCCTGCCGGGAGAGTGGCACAAAGTGAAATTCGCTATGCTGCTTGTCCTCTTTCGGCAGCTTCATACGCTCGGCGGGAATGCGCCAGACAGGTTTGCCGTGAGTCTCCACGCCGCCATCGAAGTCAAATTCTGCCCATTCTGCCTGCCGCAGTTCACCAGGGCGCAACATTACCAGCGGAGCCAATTGCAGCGCCGCCCGAGTAATTGGAGTGCCCTCATAGCCCCGTATCGAGCGAATCAGGCCGCCAATGCCCGCCGCGTCTGTGATGGCGGCATGGTTGCGCTTTTCCGGTTGCGCCAGCGCCGCGCTACTGAACAAGGCCGTAGGGTCTTTCTCAGCCCTGCCCGTCTCCACGGCATAGCAAAATACTTGTGAGCAATTCTGTTTTGCCCGCTTGGCGGTCTCAAGCGCCCCCCGCGCCTCGATCTTTTGCAGTACCGCCAGCACTTCCGGGGTGGATATGTCGGCAATGGGACGCCTGCCCATCCAGGGGAATATATCGCGTTCCAAGCGCCGCTCGATGCGGTCGTGGTGCGTTGCCACCCATCGGTTTTGCATCTTTTGAAGCCACTCGCGGGCGATTCCCTCGAACGTAGTGTTCGCCATCAGCTTCATGGTGAGCTTGTCTACCTGCTTCTTGGCTCCCGGATCGATGCCTTCGGCCAGGGTGTCTTGAGCAGTAACTATGGCGCGGCGAGCTTTGGCTAACGTTATCTTGGGATAAGCGCCGATAGTTAAATCCTTATCCTTGTCGGCATACCGATAGCGCCAGCGAAAGTATCGCCCGCCGTTGGGACGCACTTCCAGATACAGGCCGTTGCCGTCGCTCAGTTTGTAACTTTTCTCGCGCGGCTTGGCGTTCTTGCAATCCAGATCAGTGAGCTTCAT